CCATATGCCCATCGAGCAGATGCCATGATATATAGAAGGGGTAAGGGTTCTAATGGTGTACCAGAACACAAAGCTAATACAGACATGATTGTTCCAACTCCCAATCCGGGTAGCATTTCGTATTAGGACCCCGTTGTCTTTAACTGTATCAGATACCGTTAAAGATTTGACACGAAAAGTTAACAATGAATACTCTCATCACTAAGTTTTTGACGCCCCTCTTCCCCAAGAAGAAACTTCGTAAGCCAATTGTCAAGAAAAATGCAAAACCCCCTTCTTCTACCAAGCAGAAAGTAAGCCAGAAAGAGATTGAGAAGTTGTATGATTTCTGTGGAGAGGTTCCATTCGATCAATAACTTAATATGTTGCATAAATGTATGTCTCTGTGTCAGGTAAAAAGAGAATTTCTCAAAAAAATAACAGACGGCTTAGATAACCTTATGATATTTTCTCTCAGAGCAAACGAAATAGGCATAGAACCTATGGGAGAAATAGAAGCCTTCATAAAAAAACACCTGCTAAAACAGAACGACAAAGGTAGGTTTGAATTTTCAAGAAGTAAATTTACAACGGCTCTATCAATTTTAGATTTTGAAATACTAGCCAGGATTCTCATGTACTTTGATACAGTTGATATGTCTCTGTACAAAGTATATAAGGAGTCAAAGTTTACTACATTTAACGGTGAACCCATTGCGTTAACGAAAGAAGAACGTAAATTAAGTAATTTAATTAACAAAGGTGACTTACACTCATTTCGAGATCTTATTTCTTTCTAGAAGTCTTAGTCTTGTAAATTTTTTCATATTCCTTCTGGCTCTCTACGAAATTTCTATCGCGTTTTTTAGCCGGATCATCCCTAATCAAAATGTACGTCAATAGATCGACAATCTTAGGAGAATTACCTTTTGGTTTGGGAACCCTTTTTAATTTTTTCCGAGCATTTTTCAACTGCTTGGTCGTTGGCATTTATATATGTCAATATTTTCAATCCACCTCGTCAATGGTTGGACCCTTTGCAGCAGCCTCCGACTCTGGTTGCTGCTGACACGACATGTATAGTTCTGTGAGTTCCTTTTGCTTATCCTCAATTTCATCAACTGTGGCTGAACGGTTGTTATCAATCCACTGGATAACTTCCTCTACCTTCGTTTTTATAACTGACTTGTTTGTGTCATCAAACTTACAATCTTCCCCTTCAACCATATTACGCATACTATACGCAGAGTTCTCTAGATCGTTCATAGCCTTCATCTGTTTCTCATAAGCTTCATCTTCCTCCCTGTATTTTTCCGCATCCTGAACCATACGTTCAATTTCCTCCTTGGAAAGACGCCCCTTGTCGTTGGTAATCACGATCTTTTCAGACTTACCAGAAGCCTTATCCTCTGCAGTGACATTTAGAATACCATTTGCATCTACGTCAAAGCAGACATTAATCTGTGGGACACCCCGGGGGGCGGGTGGAATGCCCGTCAGGTCGAAAGTTCCAAGCAGGTGATTATCTTTTGCACGAGAGCGTTCTCCCTCATATACCTGGATGTGAACACCCGGTTGATTATCCGAATATGTCGAAAAGACCTGTTCCTTCTTAGTTGGGATAGTTGTATTCCTGTCAATGATCTTAGTCATTACACCACCAGCAGTCTCAAGACCGAGAGATACAGGTGCAACGTCAAGCAGGAGAAGATCTTGGACATTGTTGTTGTCAACACCCGAAAGAATAGCAGCCTGAACAGCTGCACCGTAAGCTACCGCCTCATCTGGATTGATACTCTTGTTTAGATCCTTATTATTGAAGAAGCTAGAAAGCATCTGTTGAATCTTGGGAATACGAGTCGATCCTCCTACAAGTACAACTTCATCAACCATAGACTTATCCATCTTTGCGTCGCGAAGCACTTGCTCAACGGGTTCCATACACTTCCTAAATAGATCAGAGTTCAACTCTTCGAATCGTGCACGAGTAATTGTCGTATAGAAGTCGATTCCTTCAAACAATGAATCAATCTCCACCATCGTCTGAGCAGTAGACGAAAGGGTTCGCTTAGCACGCTCACACGCGGTCCTAAGACGACGAAGAGCTCTAGGGTTTCCAGAAATATCCTTCTTATTCTTTCGACGGAACTCGTCAGACAGATGTCGAAGGAGACGTGCGTCGAAATCTTCACCACCCAAATGAGTATCCCCAGCAGTAGCCTTCACTTCGAAAATACCACCCTCAATATTGAGAAGTGAAACATCAAAGGTACCACCACCGAGATCGAAGATCAACACATTCTTATCTTCATCCTTATTCTTGTCTAGACCATAAGCAATAGCAGCCGCTGTTGGTTCGTTGATGATGCGAAGACAGTTAAGTCCTGCAATAGCGGCAGCATCCTTTGTAGCTTGACGCTGTGAATCGTTGAAGTAAGCAGGTACAGTTACCACAGCATCTTTTACTGTTTTACCCATGAAAGACTCTGCAATCTCCTTCATCTTAACCAATACCATCGAAGAAATCTCTTCGGGGGCAAATTGCTTCTTCTCGCCGTGAAACTCGACGTTAATCATGGGTTTGTCTCCCGAACCCTGAACAACTTCATAAGACCAATCTTTCAGATCTTCTTGAACTTTCTTTTCAGAAAACTTACGACCAATAAGCCGCTTTGCGTCAAAGACTGTATTCTTGGGGTTCATTGCTGTCTGATTTTTTGCGGCATCTCCGATGAGACGCTCATTATCTGTAAAGGCGACATACGACGGGGTTGTACGGTTTCCTTGATCATTTGGAATAATCTCTACACGATCATTCTGCCACACACCAACACACGAGTAAGTAGTTCCTAAATCGATACCAATAGCTTGAGACATTATGTACATGATATACGGATGAAATCTTTAATCTCCTAAAAGAAATCAAGACGATCTGCGAGATTCGGAAATGTCATTCTCTTGAACTTGTTTTCCATATACTCAAACATATCAAGTCTACACTGTGAATACCGAAGTCTCTCAGCAAGTGAGTACAATTGACAATTTTGACGAGCCGGTAATGGCACCCATGTATCAAAGTTGTCATTGTACCAATTAGATTTCATATTATTTTCATACTCTTTGTTCATAGACTCAATCAAAGACTCTTCAAGTAACTCATCTTCCTCTTGTCGAAGCATCTTTTCGATGTCCTTGATGATAAGATCGTATGATTCTGTATTTTCACCATTGATGTAACTACTACGCTTCATATATTTCAATTGTGACAGTTTAGAATACATCCGTTACATATGATTACCGATGTAACTTTAAGCAAAATAAATTATAAACATATGATAGAATGTCATTGTCACTCGACGACATACCTAAAAAGGTTCAGTACATGGTAATCGATTCAAAATATGTCAATGGAAGTAACAATACCTTTTCCGTTAATTTAACATTGGAATCAAACACTCATATCGAGAACATGAACAATGTACTCGGTATAAAGATGGTAGATTTTTACGTTACACAGATTGGAAAGGCTAGTTCATCTACACAAGCCAGTAACATACCCAAATATATAGATATTACCTGTCCAGAGATTCCTAAAGCTGCACAAATGCTGGATGAGCGTCATGGTAGGTTATTCGCACGTATACCCCTTGAAAGGCATTATGCTAGTGGATCTAATACAGTGGTAAAAGATAAAGAATGGAAAAGTTTTGAAAGACATACAAACTATTTTAACCCGATGTCCATCAAACAGTTAAATTTTAGTCTATACGAAAGTCAAGAAAATGGTACGTACACATTTCTCAAACCTGGAGTAAATTGGTATATGGTACTCGAAATAACTGTCGTTCACCCAAAAGAAAAACCAAAAGACAAGAATGTTCTAATACTTCAAGCTCTGGAAAAGCTAACAAATAAGATTGAAGTACTCAACATGAATGTCAAAAAATTACCCGATAAACCTCAAGAACACGAGACTAAAAAGTATCCATTTGGATATCTTGTCATCGCGTTGATATTGATATTGGGAACTTTCATTTACATGGTGAATAAAAGCAGTCCTCCCCAAGCGATGTAAGAAGATATCCAATACGGGGCTTGAACCCG